CGACGCCGCCACGATCTCCTACCCCGTCGACACCGGGGAAGACGAGACGTTCGTGAACGCGATCACGCCAGCGATCACCACCGTGGTTGGTGAGGTCGGCTTCCACATCGATCCGCAGGCCCGCAACGCGCTCCGGAAGGCGTACGAGGCAGGGTTTGACCGGGCGCGCAACCTGTCTGAGTTCGACACGTTCGATGAGTGGGTCGAGGCCTACATCGAGGACCACGAGAGGATCACTAGTGACTGACACCGCCGCTATCAAGGTCGGGCTGTGGAACGTGAGGCAGGGGCGCGACTGGCGTACCGACGTAAAACCGAACCTGCAACGAGCGCTCGACAAGACACACCCCGACGTCCAGTTCCTCCCGGAGTCGTACGACACCCCGTGGCCACTGCACGGCAAGCTTGACGGCTACGAGCGGGTCTATCACGCCTACGGCTACCCCGACCGGCACGGCGGCCGCGTGGACGAACACGGGGCGATGGCGGTACTGATCCGGGACGGGGTCAAGATTCTCGACCGCGAACCGTGGGAGATGAACCGGCCGTGGACCGGCCCGCACGGCGTGAAGCATCACCCCCGGATCCACCGCGAACTCGAAGTCGAGATCGGCGGCGTGGAGTTCGATCTCCTCGGGATGCACCACCCGTTCGGCTTGTTGCCGCGACGCGAGTCGAACGCGGCGGCCCGGACGTTCCTGAAGATGGCGGGGCACCGGATCGTCGTCGCCGATTGGAACCAGAGTCGTGACCTCGTCATCAAGCGAGTAGCCGACCCGGCGGGGGCGGCTGTCGTCGGATGGGGCATCGATCTAGCGGCGTACTCCCGCACGCTGCGGTGCGTGAAGGGCGAGAACCTCGATGAGATGGGGTCCGACCACGACTTCAAGGCGTGGACGTTCGTCACCCGCTGACCAGGGAATCTCAACAATGTAACCTGACCTCGTGGTCGATACGGCAAACATTGACATCTACCCCGTGACGCTCCGGGGTCCACTTTCAACCAACGCCTCCCGTGTAGTGACGTTCGCGAGAATCTTCACTCACGGGGGGCGCTTCTATGTCGCCGAGTCAGGCAACAAGGGCAAAGACATCCGCGTCGTGTCCAGCTACCCCATCCCCGAAGAGGACTTCATCCGGCGAGGCACCAAGGCGGCGAAGTGGGGGCCGTGGTCGTGGTCCGGGTGCGGATGCTCCTCGCGGTGGAACACCCACACCGTGACCTCCCTGATGGAGCTGGACACCACGCCAGCCGAAACCGGGGCCTGACGTGGCCTGGCGGAACCCGTTCCGGCGGCGGCCGAAGGACGAACCAGTCACAGCCGCCACCGTGCGCGGGTCCACCACCTACGACCCCGACCGGGGCCGCAAGCAGGACCGCCGCGTATCCGAGGCATGGGAGCTGTGGCGCAACGTCGGAGAGATCCACTACCCCACCACCCAACAGGCTCGCCTAGTCGGCCGTCTCGGGTGGACCGTCATGGTCAACGGCAACCAGCTCGAAGACGACCCCGCCGACCAGGTACTGACCGCCGCGTTCGGGTCCGCGTCCGTGCTGCGTGACCTCTCCGTCAACGCCGCCATCCACATGCAGGTCGCGGGCGGGTATCACCTCGCGAAGACAGGCGACCGGTGGGAGATCCTCAACAACCCCGCCGAAGGCCCCACGAAGAAGAAGCTCGAGGCGGCCGACATCGTCGTCACCATCGAGAACCCCGACCCCAACGAGCCCGCGCAGCGTCTCGATTCGCCGGTGATGGCTGCGCTCGACATCGGTCGTGAGCTGCTCCTCGCGCGCGGGCAGGCGCGCGCAGCCGCCCGATCGCGTACGGCGCAGCTCTACACCCTGTTCTATCCGCAGGAGGGGGCCGGGCCGGACCGTCAGAAGTTCGAAGATGACTTGATGGACGTGATGGTCGCGCCGCTCGCTGACGAGATGTCGACGGCTGCTGTCGCCCCCAACCTGGTGGCGTTCCCCGGCGACCTGATCGACAAGATCAGACCGCTGGACCTGATCGGGGAGATCGATGAGAAGCTCCACGAGCGGATCGACCGGCTTGTGCACTCCCTCGCGATGATCCTGGACTCCCCGATCGAGGTACTCGAAGGGTCCGGCGACGCGAACCATTGGGGTGCCTGGCTCGTCTCGGAGGACAACTACCTCAACCATGTCGAGCCGCTCGCCTCCCCGATCGGCGAGGGGTTCGCGCAGGCCGTGGAGCTGCTCCTCGGTGAGGGGGACATGCGTGCCATCGACGTGGAGATCACCCCGGACCCCGCGAACCTGCTGAAGCGGCGGCCGACGATCGAGAACGCGCTACAGGCCACGCAGATGGGCGCAACGAATGAGGAGTGGCTCCTGCAACAGCTCGGGGCCGACCCGGAGGATGCTGGGCCGGGGATCCTCGCGATGCTCGAGGCCCGCCGCCCGGCCGCACCGCGTACCGGTGGTGATGTCGCCGACGACGACCGGGGGACCACACAGGAGCCTGCGGTGACCGCGTCGCAGGTTCAGCCGCTTGCGATCACCGCCGCCCCCGATCCCGAGATCGACGTGCAGAAGCTCGCGGAGCTGGATGTCGACCTCGGTGTGCAGATGTCCGACCTCGTCGCCGACGCCGCCGACCGGTCGTTGGAGCGTCTCGGGGCGCGGCTCCGTTCGATCGCGCAGGGCGGGAAGATCGACCTTCCCGACATCCCCAACCAAGAGGTCGCGATCGCGTACACGGAGACGATCCCGAACCAGGACGCCACGGTCGAGGACACAGCCGGGAAGTTCTCCCCGCAGTTCGACCGGTTCGTCACCCGAGCATTCGACCGGATCCAGGCGGCCGGGGTACTGATCGAGGATGATGCGGACAACACCCAAGACGCGTTCGCCGCGTTCCGCGCGGAGGTCGCCAACGTCGTCACAGCTCGCCGTGCCGGGCGCACCGGCGAATCGGAAGCCTGGGCCGCGTCGCTGCGGGTCAACTCGATCCTGGGCGGCAACGGTGACCCCGACATCACCCCGCAGACAGCCGCCACCGGATACCCGGGATCTATCCCCGGGATCGCGCTCGGGGCGCGGGCACTGTCCGCGATCGCTGCGCAGTACGGCGTCACCCCGGGCCGGTGGCTGTGGCATCACGCCTACACCGGCCCCAACCCGCATCACAAGCATCAGAGTTTCGAGGGACGCGAGATCCCCGCCTCGGGGACGATCCTCGAAGACGGGGTCAACTGGTTCCCCGCCGACCACCACGGATGCCGCTGTGTGCGCGTCCCCGAGCTAGTGAGGACCCCATGAGTAAGAGCACCCTCGCCCGGTTCCGGGCGCGTCGCACGATGGACCTGTTTCGGTCCACCCTCGCCGACGACTGCCACGGTGACCCGCTCACCGCCGCCGCCTCCGATGACGACCTCGTGATCCACGGCCCCGCGTTCCTGTTCGAGGAGATGACCGGAGACGGCCGGATCGCAGACGCAGGATCCGTCACGTGGGACCTCGACGCGGAAGCGGTCCCGATCATCTGGGACCAGGCAGACGGCGACCACACCGGCGGAATCGTCGGGGTGCTCGATCAGGTCGCGGAGGTTGACAACGAGCTGCGTACGGTGGCGCGGCTGTTCAAGTTCGAGAACCGTGACCAGCTCGTCAACATGATCGAGAACAACGCGATTGGCTGGTCGGTCGGGCTCGACTCGGTGGAGGCGACCACGGAGTACCGCGAACCAGAGGTCGAGGAAACCAAGGATGGCGCGATCCGGGTCCGGGTGACCCGCGAGATGCAGGTGGAGCGGATGCACACCGGCCGGTTCCGCCACCTCGCGCTCGTGGACACCCCTGCACACGCCTCCGCGCGGCCCCGGATGGGTCTGCCACCGAAGGACTACATGCTCACCGACACCGAGCCCGTAGCGGCCGCTGCTGCGGTCGCGACGTACCCGCCGTCCCACTTCGAGCGGTGGGAGTCGAAGGACCCCACCCCCTTGCAGGTCACGAAGGACGGCCACGTGTTCGGCCACATCGCGGGGGCCGGATGCCGGGTCGATGACGCGGCAACCTGTTCGAAGTACAAGCGCGACCCCGACCCGGAGCTGCGCCACTTCCACACCTGGTCGCTCACCACCGACGACGGCGAGGTACTGCGCGTCGGGCCGCTGGTCGCCGGCACGCTGCACGCCTCCCGCGACATGTCGCTCAACGCCGCTCGCCAGCACCACGAGAACACCTCGAAGGTGTGGGCGCTGGTCCGCGCGTACGAGGACTCACGCGGCCGCCTGTGCGTCTCGGGGTCCGTGGTTCCGGGCCTCGATCCGACGTTTCAGGCGCAGGCCGTCTCGGCACCGGTGTCCGTGGAGAAGTGGCCGGTGCCGGGCGTGCACGGGACGACGTTGACGGCGGCGGTGTCGGTAAACCTGCCGGCGTGGCCGGTGCTGTCGAAGTAGCCTGTGTGCTGACCCCGGTCGTGGTGCCCCCGCACATACGGCCGGGGTCGCTCCATGCTCACGCAGACCAGGAAGCCCCGAACAGCGGCAACTGCCGCGTGTCCATGCCTCGAAGGACTCTCTCGCGCCACGCGAGCGCGTAGTGCAGGCAGTTGGCGCACGTACTTTTTGCGCAATGCCGAATCCCCTTCGAGGCGTCACGACGCGCCCCGTACGACCACGCGAGGGAATCGGCGGAAGCGAGGTTGTCGGCGTACAGCGCCAGCCCGGCGGACTTCACCCCGAAGCCGTGCATCTTCAGGCCCCGTGATTGCAACGAGTCGAAGATAGCGGCGATCTGTCCGCTGCCTTGCCGGCGGCATACGGACCCGATGCCGACGATCGGCGCGGCCGCCAGATCGACCCCGGCGGCGTCGTACGCATCCGCGTGTGCGTGATAGTCGGCAAGCTCCCATCCTTGTAGGACGACAGCAAACGGCAACTCGGGGGCGAGCTCGCGCAACCGGAGATAGTTCGCGGTGGTGAGCCGCTGGTGTTCCTCGACGCTCAATCCCGTTTTCTTGATCACCCACGGTTCACACATCCAGTCTTGCGGGGAGGCCCATTGCAGGCCCCCGAGCTCATCTGAGTAGCGGCGTACGGCGGTGACGTACTCCTCGGGTGTCGTCTTCCATCGTCCGTACAGGTTGAGTTCGGTGAACCCGCCGGAGTCGAGCGCCCACCGTGTCGTGGCTGGTGGGAACGCGGTTCGTCGCCGCTGCAGGACTCGATGACTGATGAAGAGGGGGACGTCGGTCACCGTCCACAACCAGTGCGCCCGGTGGGTACCGAGGTAAAAGTCACCGGACTCCATCAGGCGAGTGCCTGCCGTGTCCGGTATCCGGCGACAGCGATCACGAATACGGCTGTGACGACCAGCTTTCCAACGACCTGCCCCTCCCACACGGCGATCGGGAATCCTGCGATCGAGAGGAACAGGAACGTGTCCACGAACGCGCCGACGATGTTGGAGGCGACGGCAGCTCGCAGGTAGCCCCGTTTCCGTAGCGGCGTGTAGACGGCGAGGTCGGCGAGCTCGGAGAAGAGGAAGGCGACACCGGAGGCGAGCGCGATGAACGGATCCGAGATCGCGTACGACAGCACCGCCCCGACGATGATCGCTGCGGCCGCTGCTCGTTTGCCTAGCTGGTCCTGGATGCTGTCGCGAAGGATGAAGGTGACGCCGGCGAGATAGGTTCCGGCGGTGGTGACGAGTCCGAATCCGATGGGTACTAGGCCGAACTCGGTGGTCACGTAGTTGGCGGCGAGGATGCAGGCGATGAAGCCTGCGACGGTCGCGGCGGCGGTGATTCGTGTCATCTGGTCACATCCCGTAGGGGAGGCCGTTGAGGAGCGCCCCGTTGATGGAGAGCCACGCGTAGAGCGGGACTGCGATGAGGATGAGGCCGGTGAGCGGCGAGGGGACGAGGTGCTGTGCGATCTTCCATACCGTGTTCATGGAGACAACACTACCGCGTAGACCAGTCACTGTCAACTAATGGGGTGGCGGGGATGTGACAGCGTGACCGATGGGGTAGATGTTACGATCCCGCCATAGGTCCACAGGGCCTCTCCGATTCCGCACGCCACGAATCCAAAGGAGGGGTCTGATGGACCCGCTCGAAATCCTGAACCGCCTCGACGGCGACAACAAGCCGTCGGACTCGGAGCTTGACTCCGCCGCGTTGGAGATCCGCGAGGCGCTCGACGCGGCGACCTCGATCGAGGACCCCAACGCCGATGACCTGAAGCTGGCGAAGACGCTGAAGGCC